TTGGTGTTGTAATCATTGGGTTATCGATATTTCTCCAATAACGATATGCAAATAAAATATTTAACCGGTGAGTTTGATTTTGCGATGCATTATTTAAATCCATAATATTCATATTTCTAGGAAACGCCTCTAGTAATATAATTTCATGAGTTATGTTATCTTGTTCATCTAATTGACGTATTGCAATATCTGTAATATATTCTTCTTGATACCCAACAGTAAAGTCATTAGGATCAACTATTACATGCATCCAATCTTCAAAAAACTTCCTCACTGACATGTCTCTATCAACATGAAATGTAACCGATAATCCCTCTCCTCCATACTCAGAAGTAATAGGTCTTTGATATGTTGGTCCAAATATCTTTAAAGGTTTTACAGCAATATTGATGCCTGGCATATTTGTTTGTTCAATATAGACACTGGTAAGAATACTCTCTCTATATCGATTAGAAAGACTGGGGGGTGGAGTTATAATAATTTCAAATCTATTAGTTCTAGCCAACCCCTGGCCCCCTAGTACCTCGGATCTAAATTTATCTAAACTAAATGTAGAGATTGCCATTAATATTTTTCTCTGGATTGTCTCCAGACCTCTTGTTTATTCGCTCCAACAAACCTTTCAACAGGTAATTGTGAAGCTGTAATCCAGTCAGGGTAATGCACCTTTAAAAATCTAGATTCTAACTGACTGTAAAGATAATGCTTAACACAGGCTTTAACAGGCGCGTATCTTGATGATGCGTTTAAAATTCTCCAATTTAACTGAAGTCTTGTACTTTCAGTTACTTTGCTATCATATGCTAAAGCATGCATGTAACCTAATAATTTAAATCTAACTGGGTAAGGTAAATAGTGTAAATTAAGTCCAAAGAAACCACCGTCAACTTTTCTAAAAGGAAGAACCAATGGAAACATATCCCAGTATGGTAACTTATCTTTTAACTTAGCATCATAGAAGAACATATACATGTTACCTGGTACAATCACAGTCGTCAAGTCAGGTGCAGTCTTCATCAGGGTGTTAGGTCTGACGTTTTTAAGATTCTTAACTTGAATCTGATACCAGTTGAGAGAGCGATCTATATCACCTGCTTTCATCCGAATATCTTGAAAAGGGTTAACTGCTGTTGCCATAATTATATTTATCCGTTATAACCCAAGGTCTTTTTCAGTTAAGACGAGAAATTGCATACCTCTATCTACACAGTACTCGTTAGCTGCTTTCCATTTAGCTTGATTGGTACCGTATTGAAACACTTCATCTATAAACCTTTTGGTTTGACGCTGTGGGATTGCGGGTGGTTTTGTGAACTTTTCAGGTTTAATTTCTACAAGGTATTTGGTTATATTACCATGTCGATCTTTAACGCGAATATAGAAATCGACAAAGTAACGATGCACCTTGCTATCAACAGGTGATTTATACGGTATAACCATAGTTTCTGATCCCCATTCTAATACAGATGAATTGGTATCACACCATTTCATAAATTTTAGCTCCCAGGAGGATCTGTAGATAACATCGTGAATGTCACCTCTATACTTGGAAGGGTTAGAGACCCTGTACCGGCCTTTGTAAGTTGCTTTGTACATAACGGGATAAATATAATATAATCCAACTATTTATGGAAAACACATGGCTAAAGAAGACTATGTTGAGAGATATAGAAGAGAGTACACCAGTCCTTCTGATAAACCCCTTGAGAGAATTGATAATAAATTCGGGGTTGATATCGTACAATACCCATCCGATCTTCAGTCGGTAGACTTAAAGCACTACGTTCTTTTTAACATCAACGTTAGAGGTAAGTCCGAGGCTGATCCTCAAAGTAAACGTTTGTTTGAAGTTAAAAGAGACCCCAATGGTGGTGGTTTTGACACAGATGAGCTATCAACTGCTACCACAGCAGGAGCTGCAGCCTCTGCAGCGGTAGCAGCTGGGGTAGCAATTACATCCCTGGTCGGTAATGCTGCTAAAGCGGTTAATAAAACTGGTGCCGCTTCTAAGGTTGTAACCAGATCTCAATCTTTTGCTAAGAAAGCTGCTCCTTATGCTGCTGGTGCTTTGGGTGGGTTAATAGCAGGCAGTGCAGCTGCAGCTACTGTATCATACAACGACATACTTAAAAAAGATAAATCTGAGCGTATTACTGATGCTATTGCTCTCTATGTAGATGGTCCTCCAACTGTTAAGTATAGTATGAACTATGCTAACAAAGAGTTAGGTACACTTCTAGGGCTTCTTACAGGAGCAGTAACAGGCTCGGTTGGTGCTGGAGAGGGTATTGCTGCAATGGGAGCAACTGTAGCTAAACTACCTGGTGCTTTCGGGGGAGGAGATCTAGCCGCAGCACAAAGCAAATCTTCTGGTACTTCACTCAATCCTTTCAGAGAAGTAGTATTTGAGTCAGTAGATTTTAGATCATTTACTTTTAAATATAAATTTCTACCTAAGAGTAAAAAAGAATCAGAGGATGTGAGAAATATTGTCACCCTTTTTAAAGAACATATGCACCCACAGCTATCAGCTGGCAAGTTATTCTTTATATATCCTTCTGAATTTCAAATTACCTATTATTACGAAAACGATGAGAATACTTACTTTCACCGTTTTAGGCCTTGTGCTCTAGAATCTTTAGATGTAAGTTATGGTGGTGAACAATTTTCATCTTTTAAAGATGGCAACCCAACAGAAGTTAATTTAACAATGACATTCCGAGAACTAGAGATACTAACAAGACAGATGATAAGGGATGGTTACTAATGTACTTTAAAAGCTTTCCATATACGTATTATAGTCAAGATGATAGGTCAACCGCTCAACTTATTACAAATATTACAACCCGAGTAGTATTGAGTGATGAAGTAAAAAACAATCTAAGTCTTTATGATGAGTATGATATAAAAGATGGTGAGACACCTGAAATACTTGCTGATAAGTATTACAATAATCCTTTATTACATTGGATCATTTTACATACAAATGAAATACTGGATGCAAGATTTGACTGGCCTCAGACCAGCGCAAACTTATCAAAATATATCCAAGGTAAATATAACAACACAATTGCAGTACACCACTATGAAGATGGTAACGGAGTGTACACAAATGCTAACCTCCAACTCAGCTCTAACGTGAGCTATGGTTTATATGAAGTAGGTAATGTTGTTGTTAACAGCTCTAACACTGGTAAGGGCTTTGTCAACGGTAAGCCAAGTTCTTCTACCATTTTTATTACAGTAACAGAAGGTGGGTTTATCACAGGTGATATAATTAGGGTAGGTAACAGAGCAAATACAACTGCTAACGTCTCTGCTGTAACAGTTGTATCAGGTACCCCGGTGACAGTATATGAATATGAAGATGCTGTTAATGAAACCAAACGTAGAATTAAAATCTTAAAATCTGCGTACGTAGATGGTATCGTTAGAGATTTTAAGAAAAAACTAGAGTCATAATATGATTGGTAATGAACGCCTACAACGGGCTGGTCAGGTAAATATAGAACAACTTAAACTCGTTAGCTCAAATAACGTAGTAGTAGACTTGACCGAATTTTTAGTAGAACTTAACATCTATGAAGATATATTTTCTAGTCATTTATACGGTGATGTCCTATTAACAGATAGCCGTAATTTAATTGATGATCTAAATATTCACGGCGAAGAGTTTATAAATGTTAAGCTAAGAACTCCTTCATTTGATAATAAAGATACAATTGAAAAAACGTTTAGAGTATTTAAAATTTCTAATAGAGAAATTGTAAGAGATACTAACACCCAAAATTTTGTTTTGCATTTTGTATCTGCTGAACTATTTTACGATATACTACTACCGTTATTTGTTCCTTTTGAAGGTAATATTACCGATGTAGTAGGAGAAATTTTTACTAACTATATTGCAACATCTCGTAATTTTGATATTGCAGACAGTGAAAAAGAGATTAAAGAAAATGAAAAAGCAACCGATTTAGTTATTATTGAGGAAGCAAAAAATAAAGTTAAGTTTGTATCCCCTGGTTGGTCTCCCTTTAAATGTATCAACTGGTTAGCATCTAAAGCTATTCCATCAGAAGGTATAGCAAGAACTTTTCTATTTTTTGAGAGTAATAAAAACTTTTATTTTGGTACTGTAGAAAGTTTGTTTAAAAATTCTTACGATAATCAAAATTATATTGGAACCTATTTTATTGCAGCTTCTAATATTAGAGACAATAATGCAGGACCAGATTTAAATAGAGAAATGTTTCTTGCAAAAGATGTTTCTATGACAGAGACTACTGATTATATAAAGAACTATACAAATGGATATCTTGCTAACCGTTTAATAGTTTTAGATGTATTAAATAAAGAATATGAATTAGTTGATTATGATCATGTAGAAAATTATGAGAATCAATATCACACATCCGGTAAAGGTGATAAAGCTATTCCTGTCTTTAAGCAAGATTCGTTTAGGAATTCCGCCACTAATATTAGCTTCTACCCTAAAAATGCAAAGTTGTTTAACGATTTTCCAGACAACGTTAGTGAAGTAATGAAAGATATTTACGGTAATAGAAAGTCTAGTCTATTGGAACTAACTAACACCAAGATGAATATAACTGTACCTGGGCGCACCGATGTTGAGGTTGGTAGAATGTTATACTTTAACTACCCTGCCTTAGGTCCTAGAGATGTGAGTGATACTGGTGACACGATGCAGGATAAATTATATTCAGGTTATTATTTGGTTACAGCTATACATCATAAAGTAAATAAAAATGAACATACAATGACAATGGAGATTGTTAAAGATTCCTTATATGTGGACAACAGTAGTACAGAGAAAGCTTAATTATGCAAAAAATATTTAACAAAGATGGGTTTAATTGGTGGATTGGGGTCGTAGAAGATCGCATGGACCCTGAAAAAATGGGGCGGTGCAGAGTACGTATCTACGGATACCATACTGATAGCAGAGAATTATTACCCACAGAATCCCTTCCCTGGGCAATTCCTATTCAGCCTATTACTTCAGCCGCAACTTCCGGTATTGGTTCTTCACCACTTGGTCCAGTAGAAGGTACCTGGGTCATTGGGTTCTTCTTAGATGGTGAAGACTGCCAACAACCTGCTATATTTGGTACTATTGCAACCAAGGCTGCTAAAACCGCATTTGCACAAACAGAGGATACCCCTCCTGTTAGTAATGATAGCGATGGTGTAGTAAAAGATTCCTCTGGTAACCCTGTCAAAGATGGTAGCGGTCAAGATGTCAGAGTTGGTACACCCAAGGTAGACGGGTGGGAGCTAGGTAAGACATCAGCAGTATATGAGTCTGGTAAAGGGGGCGCCGCAACTATAAATGATTACAATGGAGCAGCAGCCGGGGATTACGGTGGCGCTTCT